GCGCTATAATCTTGACGATAGCCATAACGGACTTTAATCCACGAATCGCCTCGATAGCCGTTAGCAAGTGCGCTTTCGTACACTAACTGCGGTAAATCGTTCTCCTCAACGTAACTATTAATCGCTACTTGCTGCGGTGTACTATCCGCTAGTCCGCTATCAAATATCGGACGCTCTCCTACTAATAAATCGGCAGGCTTTGAAACGATTACGTCAGCGATGTTGGCCGCAATGTATAACTGCTGTAACTGTGTAGCGTGCGGTGTATCTTTTAATAATGCGGTTGCTCTTTCGTATACTTCCGCTTGCTTACCGTCATACAACTTTTTCATTCGGCGGTATTTTGCGATACGCTCAATAGCGTTAGCTGGCGGAAATTGTTCGCCTTGCTTAAACGTGCTGTAATCGTATGTGACCGTTCCGGTTTCTTCTAATTCTTCGTGTGTCTTTCGAAATAATCCGATGATGAACGCCTCCTTTCTGCGTTGATTTTGCGTTATTCATCGTTTAGTAATTCGTCCAGTTCTGCAAGCTCGCGAGCTAAGTCTGCGTTTGTACGAGAGCCTTCTCCGTTGTCGATTTCGATTTGCTTACGCTCTGTTAGCAATCCGAATCGGCGGTAGTATAAATCAATCGCCTTAACTGACGGCTGTTCTCCGTCTATCAGCTTCATAAGTTGCGCATTTACTCGATTACGATTTTCTTCGAGATACTCGTCTGCTACGAGGTTTTTGTAGTCGATAAAGTCTTTATTTCGCGTGGACCACGACCATATCGTTTTATATGTTACTCCGACTTCTTCCGCAATCGCCTCTTTCGTGCGTTGCTCTTTCTTCGGAAGTAATTCGTTTTCAATAAGTAGATATATCGCTTTTTTCTGATTAGCGTCTAATTTCGCTTCAAGCGCTTTTTTGCGTCTTGGGTTCGTCATTTTATCGTTCTCCTTTCGTTGGTTTTGCGTTAATACAAAAAGCACCGTCAGTTAGACGATGCTCGTTTTATATTCGTTATGGATGTTCCGTGACTCTTTAATAAATCTTGAACCTTGCACACGGAGCAGTTCTTCTCCTCGGCTATCCTGTGTAGTGTGTAACCGTTAGTAATCATATCTACTATTTCCTCGAATTTAACATCTTTTCTGAATGCTCTCACAGATGTGTCTATACCTTCATCAAGTAGTCGCTTCCTAATCGTTGGTTTAGATACACCCAATTCAGTAGATATTCTCAGCAACGACCACCCTTCATTATAAAGTTTAACCATTTTTGTATTATCTTTATTAATAAGTCCGAATTGATTAGCTTTAGCTTTAATGAATTGAGATGTTACTTTCTTTGTCTTAGTAGTAAATTCGCTAGCGATAGTTGTAAAATTTTTCGTTTTTATCTGTTCAGCCAACCATTCCGGGTTGTCGTACGCGTATTTAAGATTTTCGGATTCCATGAACTCAACAATGCGAGTATTTTGCGCCCTAACTTCTCCGCGTAACTCTTTGATTGACATCGTGAAATGGTTTTCGCGTACATACTCTCTCCAACGCTCCTCTAACGCTTCCCACATTACCGGTGCTATATAAACTTCCGCGTGCTCATTGTCGTGGCAACTTGAGCACAACGTCACTAAGTTGTCTATATCTAGTAGCCTTGCGTCATTCTCACACAATTCTACAAACGTTAATCGGTCTACCTCATTTAGTAAGTTGATATGTGGATTCTCTTTTAATATATCTGCAACAATATCTGAAAAGTGCCTTTTGTGATGTACGTGCATCGATCCGTTAGGATTATTGCATGATTGGCACGTATAGTTATCTATATAGAGCCTTTCGCGAGAAATCGGCGCTAATCTATTACGGATTAACGTAGATACGGCTGAGACGCCGCCTTTCCATCTCGGATGGTCATCTAACCTCATCCCCCACTTTTCTTTTCGTTCTTCTTGTGTAAATGATTCGTCGCCCGCGTTCTTTCTTCTAGTAATACCGTATAAAGCCAGTCGTTTGTTAACTAGCGTTTTTCCACACCCTAGAATCTCCGCGATGCTACGAGTGCTTAGTTTTTGGGATACATACAAATCGAGAAGAGCCTCTTTTGTGACATTATCACATGCGTTGGGTTTTCGTCTGTTAACGCCAGCTTCACTTAGGCGACTTAAAATAAATGATTTATTCACTCCATACTCATCCGCAATCTGAATGCTTGACAATCCCTCTTGGTATTTTCTAACAATATCCTCATTTTTAATGTGCGTGTACCTATTATGCGCTATTCTTACCATATTAATCACTCCTCGCTGTGATTTCTCGGCATTAAATAAGGCGGAAGAGCACCGAGATATGCTCTTGTCGATTCGGCTCATGACTTCCGTTTCTATCCGCCATAGTAATATATTAACATTATAATTTGCGTTAGTCTAGCGTTAACTTTAGTATAACCAATCCGGTTTTGCTACGACACGCGCTTTTGGACGCGAAATATTATCGACTGCTTGCTGTAAAGCATCTAAAGAATCGTCGTGGTCTGCAAACGGGTATTGCGCCATTTGATCTAGTAAAATCGTATGGCGGTCGTTAAGCACTAGCGTCTTATTTTGCAAGATAGGCTCTAGCGATTCAATTCGCTGCTCCTTCGATGATTTGTGCGACTTGATGTCGTTGATATGACAGTAGTTGATTCCGAGATACCTCGTTTTTTCTTGTAATTGACGATAAAACTCGTGGTAAGCATTAATCGTCTCTACGTTTAAAACGCGAATACGCCATTGTTCGATTCTCTCTATAATGACGTCCATGAATTTATGGGGCGGCTCTTTCGTTGCGTACTCGTCAAGGACGAATATATGTCCTGTTTTTTCATAACGACCTACAACGATTAATGAATTGTAATCGGACCGTCGATTTTTCCCCATACTTACGTCCCACGCTCCTACGACTAGAAGTTCGCGAACGTCAATCTTTTTACCGTCGAAAATAACGTATGCCATACCGTTTTCATATTGCATGTGATGTTTAGCGTACTTTTCGGGAAAGAAATACTGCTCATCTTCACTGAATGCGAGATTTCGATACTCCGAGTTGAATGCTTTTGATCCCATGTTTACTTTTTCATGCATTAATGCGCGATATGTCCATCTCCAAGACCACGCCAGTTCCACGCCATCTTCTAGCGCCTCTTTATTTGCTTCGTAAAATGCGTTAGGCTCCGTCATATCTTCGGAGCGAGCGTATATTTCGCAGTATTGTTCCCATAATTGCGGATTGACAGGCTCGCTAACAATCGCACTATGAAACGATGATTTGAAATCTTTACGTGCTAAAACCGTCGATAAAAGCCCTGTAGCGCTCACAATAGTTCCCACGACTACAATCGATGTAGACTTCGAACCTATTGGCATTACAACCGCATTAAACCAATGCACTAATTTTTCTCTCGCCTCTTTTGTCGCTTCATTGTTCATTGATGACGGATCATCTATTATTACTAAATCCGGGCGATACGAACCGTGTCTTTTACCCCTCAACTGTTTACCGGACGACGACGCCTCTATTAGCGTGTTTGTCGTCGTAATAAACGCTTCTTCGTTATCCTTTTCGTTCTGCTGATTTCGGACGTCTAAAAGTGGCCCGAAGTCCTCGCGTATCTTTTCATTGAACTTTATTTGTTTATTCACCCATCCGATTAACTTTTTAGATAAGTTATCTGTTTCGGATATTACTAGGATATATTTACGGCGACGAAATACCGTCTGATGTAAAGGGAACGTGTTAGAAAAAACGCCGGATTTCGAATTTCCTCGGGCCGCCGCGATAGCAAGACGCGCTGAACGGTCCTCATGGTTTACATGATCGCATAGCCCGTAAAATTCCCGGTGTATAGGCGCCATCATATCGATTGAATCGTGCGGTTTATCGTCCGCGTGTTGAATGATATTATCTTCATTCTCCGGATTACCTTCATCGGATAGATATTCGTACGCAAAATAAGCGACGTCTACTTCCGCACGATGCACGCGCTTTAACTTCACTAATTCCGCTTTATATTCGAGTAGCTGTTCCGAATGATACTCCGTCCCTTTTCCCGACTTAATAACCGCAGCTAATTTACGAAGTGTCTCCGTTACAATTTCGATACGTTCCGCTCTCTGCTCGCGGTCTAGCCAGCTACCATTTATATACGCCATTTGCGTTCTCTCCTTTCCGTTAGAATATTTTTATGTATTGCGTCAGTTTTACGTTGACAACCGTTAACTATTTGCGTTAATATGAATGTAAGAAAACAAGAACGCGGTATATTCGATTAATACCGCCAAAGGAGACGATATTATGAGCGAAGTATATCCGTTAAAAACTAAAGCCGATATTGAGGCGATGAAAAAGTCGTTACATGGACGCGACCTACTAATGTTCATCATCGGCATTAACTCATCCCTACGTATTAGCGATATTGTTAAGCTAAAGCGCGAGGACTTCGAAGGTGAGCGCCTTATCCTACGCGAAAAGAAAACGTCTAAAATGAAATACGTATATATTAACGATTCAATCCGCAAAGCACTTGAGGAATTAGCGCCAACATCCGGTTATCTGTTCCCTAGCCGTAAATCAGACGATAATGGTGAAGTAAGACCGATCACTCCTACGCAAGCACATCGTATTATCAAAGACGCAGCTAAACGCGCTGGCATCGAATATAACGTAGGGAGCCACACAATGCGGAAAACATTCGCGAAGTTTGCGTATGATAACGGTACAGATATTGCGTTGTTAATGCGTATCCTAAATCACTCCTCGGCGAGTGAAACGTTACGTTATATCGGGATTGAACGAAAGCACCAAGACGCTGTATTCTCGGGCGTAAATTTATAATCGGAATTAATGACGGGCATCCTTCGGGATTGTCCGTTTTTTCTTCGTGTTCATTTCTGCGTTGATTTACCGTCGATTTAGGCGTTCTAAGCTCCGACCTAGTTAGCGGTCATGTTCCGTACTAAGACGGCTCACAGGCGCTTATTTGACGGGAAAACGATGTAGCGTTTATAATTGCGTGTAACTGACGCCATGAGTTCGAAAATATAATTGCGAAATTTTTACGAGTTGCTGTCCGCTTGTATTGCGATTGCATACCCGAGTTCAAAATTTTATAGCCGAATCGCGCTTCTCAGACGTTGGTGTACCGAATATGGCGCTTGGGAGTCCGCAACTTTAATCCATCCGAATTGTATATCGTTGCATAGCGAATATCAATTTAACAGATTTTCATAGATTGAATAACGCCCACAAACGTTGATATAACGCCATTCATACGTAATCATACGTTAATATGTTTATACAACGTTTTATACATCGTTATTATACCGCCATTTCTAACGCACATGACCGCCTTAACGCTGCATAAAATACTGTATAAAATCGGAGTATATTTCGCAGTACCCCCTCGGAATTTTAGACCGTACGTCCGACCTGGCATGTCAGCCGGTGTATATCGGAGTACATACGTAGTCACTCGTCATACCATAACGGAGCATATCCGCTACACTATCGCTATCCATCGCCATACATATACGGAGCACATCCGCTACCCATACCGATATAACTGACATATCCGCTATCCATTACGATACACTACCGCTAATCCATACCGTTTAAATATTCCGCTATATAATGGAAGAAACTCGTTATATATCCGCTCATATACCCGTAATCCATAGCGGTAATGTCGGATGATTATAGCGGTCGATTATCCGCAATCCATACCGCAAATATTGACGTTTATTCCGACATATATGTACGCTAGTATTAGCGCTATATTGTTCACAATATCCGATTAATACTTCGATTAGTTACTGCGGTTAATCCATACCGCTATTTATTAGCGATAATAAACCGATAGAAATGATTGGGCGGAGGCTTTAGCCGACGCAGATAGCTTTGCTATCTAAAACCTTTTTTGTGCCGGCAAGCCGTCCCAAATCCTTTTAATTTATAACGTTAATCCATACCGATTAAATATTACGCCATCTATTATCGAATAATCTCGCTCCTCTAAGATAAAGAGAAGAATTTGCGCCAAAAGTGCCGTCAGCCTTACGGAGAGTAAGCGTCAAGGCACTTTCAATAGGTGCAGTTTTCGTCGTATAAATCGCCTAATAGGTGCAGTTTTCGTCGTATAGATTTACGCTCACTTATCGTGCTGCTCGAACATCTT